TTGCAGCAAAGATGTGGCAGGTAGAGACTGATAATGAAAAATTAATTAAGATCAATCTTTACTACACAGATAGAATTGAAAAATATGTAGGAATGGGAGATTTAGAAGTATTGACAACGCCTCCAGCAATGTCATTAACAGAAGTTGTTCCGAATCCTTGGAATGAAATTCCTGTTTTCCACTTCCGTACACATAAGCCTTATGGAAAGCCAGAACATTATGATGCATATGGCCCACAAGATGCAATTAATAAGCTAATCAATACTCACATGTACACCGTAGATTATCAGGGTGCTCCACAGCGCTATGCTTTGTCTAATGGTGGTAATTCATCTGAGTTTGAAGATTTCAATGATGATGATACCGCTAGAGAAAATCTAGGTGCGCTACAAAATGGCCCAGGTCAATTGTGGTATTTGCAAGGTGTATCAGCTGTTGGACAATTCCCAGCATCAGATCCAAAGACATTTACAGATCCAGTAATGGAATTCGTAAACGCTATGGCATCAATTACATCAACACCAACACATTATTTCACCAAGGGAAGCTATATTCCATCAGGTGAAGCACTTCGTGTATCTGAAGCACCTCTAACCAAGAAGGTTCTTAATCGTCAACTTGCATTTGGTTCCACATGGAGAGATTTATTCAAATTCATGCTTCGTGTTGAAGGAATAAATGCAGATGTTGAAATTGACTGGCAGAATCCAGAGACAATTGATACTGTTGACCAATGGGATATCGCTGTTCGTAAGAAGAGCGTTGGTATGCCATTAGAACAGATTCTTTTGGAGCTTGGATATGACGCAGAAATAGCAGCACAAGTTGCTGAAGCTTCTGCAGTCCCAACAAATCAAACACAAGATATTTCGCTTCAAGCCACAGGCGTGAACGCAAATAATATGGCTGTAGAACAAGCTGCAGCAGAACAACAACAAAGTCAGGTATAAACAATGGAAGAAACTCAGATGGATGGTACGTCCGAAGAGATTAAAGATCCAGCAGCTGTCCTAGCAGCTTTGGACCGTGCCAAGAAGGATGCAAAACAATTTAGGGAAGAAAAAGAAGCCCTAGAAGCCAAAATGGCACAATATGAGCAAGAGAACGCTAAATATAGCGGGAAATTACTCAGAGAAAAAGTAATTCAGGAATTAAACAAACTAAACATGGTTAATACTGATAGAATTCTTAAATTTATTAAATTTGAAGGACTGACATTTGATGATGATCTAAATGTTCTTGGCCTTGATGATCAAATTAAAGGATTGCAATCAGATTTTCCAGAATTATTTGATCCAAAGTTGCTAGTGGCAGGAAAAGCAGATTCTGCGGAAGCCAGACCAGTAGATAAGAAATTATCTGCATCTGAAATACAAGCAGCAGCTGTTTTAGGTAGAATTTAGATTGATTTTAATGTATAATTGGTACATGCAAGCTCCCAAATGGACGTTTGGACTTGCGACCATAGATATATTGGACGATAATCTATTTTCAATAGTTCAAATTAACATTTCTAAGGAGAAATAAACATGGCAAGAACAGATTTTACAGAAGCCAATGGTTACATTCTCGAAGAGCAAGGCTCAAACGTTATCCAAGATCTCTTGGCTAATTCTGCTGTTGAGCGTTTTGCACGTCGTGAAACCATGGCAAGCCGTACAAAGACTGTCCCACGTTTCGTTTCAGATGCTCCATCAGTAGTCGCTGAGGGTGCAACAATCGGAGAAGCATCAGCAACTCTAGACGAAATCGTATTGACAGCACGTAAGTACGCACAAATTATGCATGTTTCTGAGGAAGATCTAAATGACAACCTCGTAGATGTGCTTTCAACATATAAGAGAGAGTGGGCATCACGCTTCGCTCGTAAGTTTGACAATGCCTGCCTTGGCGTAACAGCTGTAGGCGATGGCGATGACGGACAGCCATACGATTCATTGTATTATGCTGTTTCTCAGTACAATTCAGCTTCAAACCGCATCCAGACTGCAGGAGACCTAACCTATGGCGATCTAAACGACGCTCTTGGTAAAGTCGAAACCTCAAGCAAGTTTGATGCAGCTAACACAGTATGGATGGCACATCCAAAGATGCTATCTCATATCCGTGGAATGATCAAGGGTAACAATGATCTTGTTCTCCCAGATCCACTTGCAGGCACACCTGGAAGCCTCTTCGGCTATCCATTAGTATTGTCTTATGGTGCAGCAACTTCAGCTGCCGCATCCGCAGCACCAACAGGAAACCCATTCATCGCAGTCGGTAATAAGAATATGCTTATTAACGGTGTTCGTGGTGGCGTTGAGTCTGTTGTTTCACGTGATGCAGAATTCACCAAGGATGGCGTCTTGCTCAAGATTCGTGTACGCAGAGGCTTTGCAGTAGCAGATGCTTCAGCATTCGCAATCGTTGAGAAGACATCAGCATAAGGAGGAACTAAATAATGCCAAGCAAACTATATGGTAACTTCTTAAAGCAAGCTCTTAATAAGGAAATTGACTGGGATTCAGATACTATCAAGGTAGCTCTTCTCACATCTTCCTATACACCTAACCAGGACACACACGATTATCTCGATGATGTCTCTTCATACGAAGTAACTGGTACAGGTTACACCACAGGTGGAATTACTCTTTCTTCAAAGACATCTACCTATGATGGAACAAATAACGTAGTTATTTTGGATGCAGCAGATGTAACATGGTCATCTTCAACAATTACTGCTCGTTATGCAGTAGTTTATGATGATTCAGGTGCTTCTGCAGCATCTAAGGCTCTCATTGGATACGTAGACTTTGGCTCAGACCAGTCTTCAACCAATGGTAACTTCACAATCACATGGGATTCGACAGGTATCGTTCGAATCACAGTAGCGTAAGGTAAACGCATGGATGTAAGAGTAGAAGCGGATGTATGCACAGCAAAGGCTGAATTGCATGAAGTCAAGGTTGTTGTTGCGCCCCTTTCTAACGTTGTCATAATTGCCCCAACAATTATTCGCTTCTCTCTTACTCCAGTAATCTCAGTAGGCGGAAATAGTATTTCAAGCATTACACCAAATAACGAATTGATAGGAGTTAAGGCTGCGTCATAAACGCAGCCTCTTTTTATGCCAGTACAGAATCCATATTATTCAGTAGTTAACGGATTAAATCCTAAACTTTATTTTAGATTTAATGAAACAGCAGGTACTCCTGTAAACACAGGATCTTTGTCATGTACATTGACCGCTGTTGGTACACCTATACTTAATAACGATACAGTTGTAGATGGACGTTCTGTATTTTTAAATAACTCTTCAAACTATTATAATTTATCTAATTTCCCAGCATTTTCATTATTTGATGATCGTTCATACACGATAGAATTTTGGTACAAACAAAGCGCAAAAACTCAAGGAGACTTATTTCCAGTATTATTCCAAGCTGTAAATGGATCATCTTCATATGTAAAAATTAGAATTGGCGGACAAAGTACAGCTATAAGTACAAGAAATCAAATTGTTGTAGATTATAGACCTGCAGTTGGCGGAACAATATATCAAATTAAAACATATGGATTACAATGGACAGATGGTGCTAATGATACTAATTGGCATCATGTTGCTGTTACATTTAATACAACAAACGTAAAGATTTATGTAGATGGTGTTAATTATGCAAGCACCACCATTTCTACTCCTGCCTCAATAGATTTTGATGATTCAACAACAATAAAGCAAATAGGTGGAGCATACTTCGTTGGTCTAGTTGATGAATTTGCAGCATACGATAGAGAATTAACATCTACAGAAATTGCAGATAATTATTATGCAGGAGCAAATGTTTCATTCCTAGATACTGCAGGAACAGCATCTGCATTAGCTGTACACCCTGCTCCATATCTAGACAAGATTGCATATGCAGATCCAATGACTGCCAGCGCATTATTGCCATTACCAAATGCCACAGTTACAAAGCCATTACTTGAAACAGTATTATCTGGCTTAACATTACAGCAATGGTATAAATTTAATGCTAAGTCTGTTTCTGCTGGTCTAACAAACTATGGAACAACATCTTCTAGCGCATGGGCGGTACAACCAGAAACATTAGCCAAAGATGGGCTTGGTCCAAATAATCAAAATTGCATTTATGTAGATAGAACAA